TTGCTTCGCGTTCATCGATGCACTTTTGTTTATATGCTATCCTCAATGACATCATCATCCTCTTCTCTACTGCGCATTGCTGCTCGCTCTTCTGCTTGGGATATTTCGTCATCACTATCCTCATTATCTCCTCGTCTGTTGTTTGCGATGTTATCTGATCCGTTGTCCATGCCATCTTCTTCGCTTGGTGGTACTGTTAGGTCCATCACTGCTTGCTCAATAGGAATTAAGCCGCTATTGATGTAAGCATACTCAAATGCACCTTCTCTTTCTTGGTAATTCATTGCAACACGCTTTTCATCCATTGTTAACCAATTGGCATCACGAAGTGAACGAACCATGCGCTCCATGTCTTGCTGCATCTCTGGTAGTGCCGTAATGTCGAAGTCGATAAAATAATCCTCTCCGTATCTAGGCACCAAAAATTTATTTAACTCATCACGCAGTTGGCAACACATTGGAATAATAGTGTTGGTGATCAGATCACGCATTGCGTTTTGATAGTTGTTGTAACTTGATGTATCAACATCGAAAAGAACTGCTGGAAGTCCAAACACTCTGCACCACTGGTGCATACTCATTCTGAGTGTGTTTACCAGCTCCATGTCAACACTAGAGAGTCCAAAGTTTAAATAGTCCCAAGGAGTTTGCAGCACTGCTACTCTTCCCTTGTTATCTATTCCGTTTAGATTCTCATTGACTGCACGTTTAATATCATTTGCTTGATCGATTGTAAATGACGGCACGATGTTACCAAGCGGCTTTGGAGTTATCGCTCCTTTCGCTCCACCGTTGCCTGTCATTGTTGCACTTGCATCTGCCGCATTGTTACTCATGCGAAGCGTCTTATATGCTGCACGAAGTGGAGAGAGTCCACGTAAATGTGTTCTGCGAGTTGCATCGAAGTCTGGATTCCAGCTTCTCCACATCATCACTTGCTCTTTCGGTAGATCAACACCAGCACCAATTTGCAGCTTATATCCAGCAATTGCATATACATCTTTCGGATCGGGATAAATCTCTAGGAACTGAGTAGGCAAAATATTAAGCTCACTAAATGTGCCACCTATTCTACCATCATTGCCATAAATATTTCCTTCACCACTTAGGTATCTATAACCAAATAAATTCTCGAAGAACTGATCTTGAGATTGATAAGAGTTAGGTTGCTCAAGAAGTCTTGCAAGTGGCGTACCAAGGACAATGTTCTCACTGTATGCGTTTTTACGTGCAATGATTGCTTGCTCAAACGCACCACGATTGGAAACTCCTTTTACAAGTTGCTTGTAACGCATTAAGTTTGTACGAGCTTTCTCTCCTGGGTTTAGTTTATAAACGTACCAAGGAATAGACGCGCTTTTGCGCGCAAGAAAACTTACAATGGAATAAACATCCGCATTACCAAGATAACCTTGGTTTACGTACTCTATTCCAGTATAATCTTGTATTACCGAACTATTGATGCCGACCATTTGCACTGCACTTGTCGGATAAGGATTGATGCCCTTCTTTTTGAATAAATCAAATAATCCCATGTTGTTATATTGCTCCCCAAGTAACACTTGGGATTGTTAATTTAGAAAATATTGCATATCTCATAGCATCACTGATGTGGTCATTGAACTTAACTGGTTGATCAAGTTTATTACCATTCCTATCCGTTTTCCAACGGTAATTTTTTACCTCTTTGAGTAAATTTACGGAATCTTGATGAATGTATAGTGGAGTAGCCTTAACGGAACGTATTCCCTCAAGAACATCCTTATTAGCTGGCTTCGCATTTAGTCCTTGTCTTACCAACTCTTCAATAGTTTTTGGCTCTGCGGCATCGCAATAAATTTCATCAAACTTATCTATGCCCAAAGCTACAATTTTTTCCACTAAGTCATTTGTAGTAAGTTTTGTTTCGTAGATCAACTCTTGTACATACGCCGCATTTTCATAAAACACTACTTTGACCATTGCACTAGGCACGTTGAATCCAAAGTCTAAGCCATACACCGTTTCGCCTTCTGGCATTTGCTCTGTTGTGCGATAGTGCGTATAGATGAGGTCTTGGCTAAGTCCACGTTCACCAAGGCCATAGATTTGCCAATAGTTGGGGTCTGCATCTTTTAATCGCTCTAATTCGTCAACCAGTTCTTTTGGAAGGAAAGGATTGTCTTTGAAAGTAGTAATATAAAAATCAGCATCGTCTCTTGGAATCACATCATCGTAAATCCATGAGGAGATGTCCGATGGGTTATAGTCAATAACAATTCTACCTTCCGTACGCATGATAAGCTGCATCCATGCTTCGTAACTAAGTTCATTGGCCTCATTGCAAAATAAATAGGTTCTAGCCCTACCTCGAATCTTTTGTGGTTGATCAGCACTAACGAACTCGACCACGTTACCGTTAAGCTGGTATATTTGCTCTGTCTTGTTATGATTATCCTCAGAATAAATTCCTAATCTCGAAAGTATATCCACAAAGTCGCGTAGGACTGAACCTTTTATGCTTGGGAGAGATTGCCTTACTATCGTTAATGTCTTACCATTCTCTTGAAGTAGCTTTACAATAAACCAAATAAGAATATTGTAAGTTTTCCCGCTTCTACTGCCTCCCTGCATGACCGTAATGCGCTTTTTTGAGTCCTGCAATATTTCAAAGATCTTGTTAGTCTGAAGTTTAGCGTCCATAGTCCGAGTTTTATAGTTTTTCTAAAAATTTAGAAGGTGTTTACCAAGTCAAAAGTAGTGTATAAAAAGGGGGTCATTAGTGTATGTGGTTTTTATCTAGACAAGTGTTTTAGTGTTGTCATTTTTCTGTTTTGCCCCCGCCCCCGATTCAATGTTTAAACTTTAAGTTCCCCCCATTAGTGGCCGCCCCTTTGCCTCTTTGTCATGTGCCAAACGTTAAACAAAATACACAATTGCAAATAAGTGGTATTATGTTAAATAGAAAAGGCTAAACAAAACTGCTAGTTTGTCGCACTTTCCATAATCTGCACATTCGGTTTAATCACCTCAATTTGTACTTGGTTCAATTGGCCTTCGATCTTGCTTTCGATTCGTTGCGTAGGCATTCCCATGTAATACTGGTAAAACAATTGGACAGCCTTCATATCATTGCGCATCAAATTGTATTCCAGTGCTTGAAATGCCTTGGTTTCCATTGGGGCTAGCTTCATCATTATTTCATGTTCCTCTAGCCTTCTCTTCCTTCCTGCTCCTTCCCTTGCTCCGCCTCTCTTGCTCTTCCTCTCTTCTATCTTTGCCGTTAATTGTTGATCAGTCATTGTTGTCTAGTTTGATTTTATTTGAATATTCAGAGATGATCTTATTTTGTTTTTCAATATTTTGTATAGCTTCCAGGTTATGGGTGTGGCCTTTGTCATCTGGTTTATCACGTTCAAACAAACGGAAAGTAACCCAGCCGTCCTGGCCTTCCAGATCTTTGATATATTGTTGAAAATCAGCTACATATAAATGAATGTACACTGATCCTTCCTTTCCTTTTTTTATGTAAAAACCTTTACGGCGCATTATAACCAACAAATTACCAATGTTTTGCGCTATATTCTAGCCATGAAATAACACTATGTTGATAACTTTGTGAATAAAAATAATTGACTAAATATTTTTGTATGAATAAAATAGTTAGTAATATTGCTATACAAAAACAAACCAACATGAAACATTTAACCGCCTCAAACATTACGCCGATCATTATTGCGGCCGCTTTTTATGCTTTTATTTTTATCATCAATTTTATTAACCAATAAACAAACCAACATGAAAACAAAATTAACAACCGAAGAAAAAAACGCAATCAAACAAGAAAGAAAGAGACAACAACAAATTGAAACTAGCAAAAACCAAAAACCAGTTAAACAAATAACATTCAATATTGAATGGAAAAAGTCTAGAATGTATGGACACAATCCAGTTGTAAACGCTCAAATTATACATGAAGATAATAGTTATACAAATTTATATTCTAAAGCTGGTGGATGGGGATATGATAAAGAAAGTACGGTTATTGCTGATATATTTAACCAATGCTTGGCTTATAAATTGTATAAATTAGAAAATATACCTTCTGATATTTATGGCATATCTGAACATGATGGACGACGTTATTATGCTGGTGGAATAGGTACAAATTGTTACTATAAAATATCTGAATTTTTGGGAGGCAAATTTGAAAAAGTTGGCTGGGGTAATTGTTATGACGTTTACACATTAAAATTTTAATCATGAAAATAAATAAGCAACTTTTATACCTCATCATCTCGCTCATTTGCGCGGGTATTATTTTAGGCCAACTTCAGGAC